AAAGTAAACAACCTGTTTTGGGCGCCATAAACCAAATCGTTCATTGTCTCTTTGGGAAACGCAACCACTTTATTTTTAGTGGGAGATAATACAATGTCAATGTCTCCGTGATCAAAGATCATAAGATCACCAGCCAAGCTCTTTCGAACATCCATCTCAAGAGTTACTGTTTTGCTTATAGCGTCTCCAATCTTAACTACGACTGCCATTCTATAGTTCCCTCACTAATGATTGGGTTTTAAGAACTGTGGTTAAAAGTTCTTCACCAATATTCTGCTGTGCATAAGAGTTTAGCTTTTCAATAATTTGATTGGTCTTTTTGAGCATCTCTTTGTCTGACTTAATTTCGCTAACTTCTTTTGCCTTGTCCAACTCTACTTTTAATCTTGCGATTTCTTCATTTAAGTAAAATTTTAACTCAACACCATTATCAGCAAATGAAGCAATATAGTGCGTTAATAGTCTTTTTTGCTCCTCTAATAAATCATTCTCATATTTGTTATTAAATTTTTGAACAAAAGTTCTATAAACAATATTATCAATTGGGACACCATTGTCTACAAGTTTGCCCTCATTGAGCATATTCTTGATAATCTCGTTTTCCAAAATAATTTGATTTTTAGGTGAAATCTTATCTGAAAAAATCTGTGAGATTGTTGCCAGAGTCCTATAGTTGGGAACGAAGTTATTAAAAATGGACGACTCCAGTTCCTTGTTTACATCGTGAATCAGTTCCGTCTGCTGTTTAAAAAGCCCATTTGGATCGATTAGGCGCTTTTGCAGTTTAACTTCTTTAAGAATCTTTTCACATGTTAGACGATCTAGATTTTGATTCTCATATAAAGATCTATAACAATCGAGATCCTTTCTTAGTATACTGTCACCGTTAAAGTGTTTCTTAATAATGGAAATGGCCTTATCTTTTCTTTTGTGCTCATTCTTTAAAATGGCAACTGTCGCCTCTCTCAGAAGCGCTTCATAAACAAAGGCAGTATTTCTCTTCTTATTATGTCTTACTTTCATTATCTTGCTCCGGTGTATTCTTACTCTCTAATCCTTCAAGCAGAACACGGATTGAATCATTTATTTCAAATAACTTATTTTCTTCCTTCAGTTCTCTCATCTTATAAGTAGATTGATCGTTCTCATAAATCCCTGTTGATAAACCATTCATTTTGGCTAATGTACCTATCTCGGCGCCTGGCACAACATTTCTGGTTGTAGCACTGCTCTTCTCTTTAGAATACTTTGCTGCGTAAGACCGGCTGCGGGCGCCGTCTGGTCTATCATCAAACTTCTTGGGGAAATGTTTCTTGCCTTTTGCTTGGGGCTGTAGTGACTTAACTGTCGGGGAATTCCGAGAACCAGGGGGAACCGCGAGGAGAGCGGATTCGTCACCACCACCCTCTTCGCCACCGCCGGCTTCTCCGGCCGGCATCTCTTCCGGGCCACCAAGATCGAGTTCTCCACCAGCCTCCTCGCCACCAAGGTCTCCAAGATCTCCTCCGAGAGCACCGCCAGTTTCTGCGGCGGCTGCGGCTTCTGCGACTTGTTGCAAGGCAGCGTCATGTTTGCGATCATAATACATTTCACGCTGATTGCGGATAAACTCTTCGTGAGACATTCCAAAAATGTTTTCGGTAACCCAACGTCGCGAGAAAAAGCCTTCAGTTGCGGAAGCAGCAATATCGAACTTCTGTTTCCAGTGCTCGATCTCTTGAAGTTCTGAAATCTTGGATGGGTTATTTAAGGACAATGAGAAGGCCAACAAATCATCTCCTCTGAATCCAAGCGTATAAAGGTGAATAATACCAATCTTTGTTAGCTCCGCAATAATAACCCTTTGAAGTCTTTGAATAGTTCTTGAAAATCGAATGTCTTTTTGCGCGAGGGTCGTCTTGTCTTCTGAAGCGCCCTCACCCATTGCGAGATATGCTTGGGGAATCTTGAGGGCAGAAAATAATTTGTCGCGAAGATATACAACATCATCAATAGCTGTAATGTTCTGGGCGCCGGCCAGAGTGGTAATCTCTGTTGCCGAACCTGCGCGGATTGGAATGAAGTAGTCCTCTTCAATGCTCATTGGGTTATAACGAAGATCTACGCGACCAGTGCTAGCATCCACAACAGAGTGTCTTTTTAATTGAGTAACAATCTTTTCCATATATTGTTCAACATCTTGTGGCGGAATTGCACCAACATCAATCTTGAACACTCGGCGCTCGGAAGAGCGAACGACACGATATGCCATCATCGCATCTTCCATAAGAGTAAGCTGTCTCCAAATGCGGCGCGCAGCTTCCAAAATAGAAGAACCGTAAGGAGCATACTTATCATTACCAAGAATACGGAAATGACAAATCTGCCAGTTTTCAAAAGTCATTCCGGCAGAGTTCCACTGATATTGGACATAGTTCGGGTTTGTGGAATCTTTGCCCTCCATTCTTTCAACTTCGGCCGGCGGAAGAGCGATAACAGCTTTAACACCATACTTCTCATCAATATCTAAATATAAAAAGAAGTCGCCGTATTTACACATCGTGCGGCTCCAACCAAACAAGTTATAATTAAGATTTAAAATACTATCAAATAGTATTGCCAGAACTGCTCTAATCTCTTCATTCGGGCACTTAATGTTAAGCATTGGGCGAAGATCGGAATAAGTTGTCATCTCGTCCGCATAAATATCTAAGGTGGAGGCAATCTCTGGCATATATTCCATCTGATCAAAATCAACATAACGTTCTGATCTGCGCTGATTTGCAATTGCTTCTGTGGCAATGGAGTCTAGAGGATTATAAAGAGACTTTTTAAACTGCTGTCCTGATGCTGATTTAAATCTTGAAGAGAACTTATCTAAATGCTGTCTTCTAATCCTGCGTCCGGACTGTGAACGATAATTAATGATCGGTCCAGAGAACAATCTGGTGAGCGCCTTGAATAAGCCCGATTCTGGGTTTGTGGGATTTCTTCTACTTCTGTTATTGGGGGGTGCCATTATTTAATAATCCATTTGTATTGATCGTATATCTCTTTAGCTTCATTCATTTTATCAAAAATATTGTTTCTTTTGTAGCCGTCTTGTCCTTTTATTTGAGTATTCAAAGTGGTTTTAGATGTAATAATGGCGCCGACAAATGCTTTTTGATAATTTAGTTCCCTTGCGTTTGTTTGTAGTGCCGTATCTCTAACCCAGCAAGCGATTGCGAGAGCCATAATTAAGTCATCATGATATCCTTTCATTGCTTGTGGTCTTCCGTTCCTCCATATAAAAGTCTTAAATTCATTAGTTAGTCGCGATGAATATGTTTTAATTAGTTTATTTCTTATAAACTCCTCCAATTTCGCAATAATTAGAGGACGCGTCTTAGACGTGGTAGAAAAGCCGGGAATCGCACTATTTCGAATTTCTGCCTGATGTTGTTCAATATATTCGTGAGTTGATTTAACTGAATGATATAGATTGGGGTACTCATATTCTATTAATTTATCTAATACGGTATAACCAATACTGTTATTTTCTACCACCAGCATACAACCACCATACTCTCGACCTACTTGGTTTAACATATTGGCATACATATCGGGAGTTACTTTTCCTTGATACTCAGCGACAGCCTCCAGGGTTTCCAACTTAATAATATGAAAAGTAGAATAATCTGCACCGTCGCCGCGAGCTACATCTGCAACCATTAAATAATTGCAGGATGGATCATACTCTTCCCAAATCCAAAAATTGCGATCAAAACCTGTTCGATATTTTGGATCCTGAACAAGAGAAAGCATCCACTCCATATCTGTGGGGTCAATTACGGTTTCACCAGAAGTGTTGAAATTGCACTGTAGTTCCTGCGCAATCTGTCGCTGCGACATATTCTTGGTTTCTTTCTTATACCATTCTTTATCTCTATCTGGGTGTACCTCCCAAGGCAACGTCGTTAAATTAAAATTATTTGCTCCCGCATCGGCATCCGTACAAGTTTTATGAAACCAGTTCCCAACACCATTGGGGGTTGATAGTGCGATACAGCGACCACCAGTTGATAGTGTGGGATACAAGCCCGTCCACAATTCATCAAGACCTTCGATGTGTGCGGCCTCATCCAGCACCAAAAGAGATAGCGCCTCTGAACGACCAGCATCGCCGGAAGTGGAAGCCGCCTTGATTGATGAACCATTTGACAATTCAAAAGAAGTTCTGTTATCAACTATGATTGTTGCAATCTTCAACCAATCTGGAATGTTTCGCATAATCCCTTTGACTTTCTTAACCAAGTTTCCCGCCGTCGCAAACTTCGTTGCCATGACGAGAATTGCTTTATCGCGATGGAAGAGCATCATCCATACGATGTAACCAGCAGTGATTGTTGATATACCCAACTGTCGTGCCTTGAGTATAACATTAAAACGATAATCATTAAAGTCTTTTAATAAATCATCTTGAAAATCATATGTATCAAATAAAATAAGCCCGTGCATCGGGTGAGATATACGGGCGTAATTCTTTAAAAAATAAGCGGGATCCTTACCGCACTTTACTATTTCTTTTACAGTTTGTTTTTTGTCTAATTGAAAATTCATTAATCATTTTCGGTTTTAACTGCGCTGACTGCACCGTGTGCAATTTCCCCAATTTGTCCTAGGGCGTTTACTACTGTATCAAATTTTTCATTTAGGTCTGTCCCTCCGAGTGATCGTGAAGAACGACCTCCGAAATCGCTGTACGATGCGGCGCCGGCCTTCATTTCGGAGAGCGGATAATCTGGGTCATCGTCGTAATCGCGGGGGTCGCTCCAATAACTCAGATTGGCGCGATCCACCGTCAGGTTATCAACGATTTCATC